TGCTTGGACATCTTCATGGATTATTAAATGAGGCAGATGCAGTTGTGCATTATAATGGTAAGAAGTTTGACATTCCCCATATTAATAGGGAATTTCTACTAAATGGGTATAGTCCACCCGCACCTTATAAACAAATTGATTTATTAGAGACAGTAAAACTTAAATTTAAATTTGCGTCCAATAAATTAGATTATGTTGCTAAGGCATTAGGATTAGGTGAGAAAGTTAAACATGATGGATTTAAACTCTGGGTAGGATGTATTGAGGGTAAAAAAGAAGCATGGACTAAGATGCTTGAATATAATATCCAAGATGTCCTTCTACTAGAGAAAGTTTATTATGTCTTACGTCCTTGGATTAAAGGACATGCAAACTACTCTATGTTGGAGACTGATAAATTAGTTTGTCCTCATTGTGGTAGTGAGCATCATCAAAAACGAGGTTTTACACATACTTTGGCATCAACATACCAAAGATATCAATGTAAAGATTGTGGTACATGGTTTAAAGATAACAAACGTGTAAATACACGGGCGTATAAAACAACTGAAATTTCATTATAAGGAAACAATATGAATAAATTATTACTAGCAGTATTACTTATGTCTTCTTCAATCGCTTTTGCTGGTGGTAAACCAGAAGTAACTCCATCTAACAATGCAGTAGCAGGAGCTGGCGCAATCTCAGGTTCTAATTCTAGCAGTACAGCATTAAACTTAAATAGTAATAGTGCTTCTTCAGGTTCATTCTCAAGTATAACTAATCTATCAGAGAACAATGTTACGAATGATGCTCCTGAGATTCCTGTTAGTTCTGCTTACGCTCCTAGTGTATGGGCTACTAGTGAATGTATGGGGGCTTCTTCAGGAGGTGCTAGTGGTATGAACATTGGTTTGTCCTTTGGTACTACTTGGAAAGATAAAGACTGTTCATTATTTAAAGCTGCTAAAGAGTTTGAAAATGCTGGCTATAAAGAAGATGCCATGCGTATTCGGTGTAAATCAGACTTAGTAAGTGATACTCATATCTGTAAAGCATTGAAGGAATAGTTATTTAGGATAGGTATTATGCGTACACTTGAAGAAATCAAAGAGTTAGCAGTAGAACGAATTGATGAAGTGTCCATCATTGACCTCTTAGGCTTGACAACAGAAGATATTGTCAATGCCTTTGAGGACAAGGTTGAGGAACGTCTTGATAAACTAAGTGTTTTCTTAGATGTTTGACTTCTCACTTCCACCAATAAATTTATATGTGATGGGAAAGATTAAAAGTAAAATGGATAAGTCAGTTAAAATTTTAAGTGATATCACGGTATTTAATAAGTATGCCAAGTATATTCCTGAGATTGGTCGGAGAGAATCTTGGGAAGAATTAGTAGAACGTAATATGGCAATGCACATCAGGAAGTATCCACAAATTAAAGAGGAGATTAAGAGTGCTTATAAATTGGTATTTGAACGCAAAGTATTACCTTCTATGCGTAGTTTACAATTTGGTGGTCGTCCTATCGAACTTAGTAACAACCGTATCTTCAATTGTGCATTTACTGCTTGCGACCATCCTGCCGTTTTCTCTGAAACCATGTTCAACTTACTTGGAGGAAGTGGAGTTGGCTTTTCAGTCCAAGCTCTCCATGTTAGCAAGTTACCTACTATTATTGGGACTAGAGACACTCGCAGACGTTTCTTAGTAGGTGATAGTATTGAGGGTTGGGCTGATGCAGTAAAGGTATTAATTAAAGCATACACAAAAGGTAAAGCAGACCCAGTATTTGATTTCAGGGATGTTAGACCTAAAGGGGCTAGATTAATTACTAGCGGGGGTAAAGCCCCAGGTGCTGACCCATTACGAATCTGTTTGGATAAGTTACGACAAGTACTCAATGGTGCAGTTGGTAGACAATTAAAACCAATTGAAGTACATGATATGATTTGTCATATTGCAGATGCAGTTCTCTCTGGAGGTATTCGTAGAGCAGCTTTGATTAGTCTCTTTGACAAAGATGACTTAGATATGCTATCTGCTAAATCAGGTTCTTGGTGGGAATTAAATCCACAGCGGGGTCGAGCAAATAACTCTGTAGTTTTACATAGAGATACAACTACTAAAGAAGAATGGGATTCTATTTGGAAGAAAGTAGAAGAAAGTAATTCAGGTGAACCTGGGGTATTCTGGACTAATGATTACGATTATGGTTCTAATCCTTGTTGTGAGATTGCATTACGTTCTAATCAATATTGCAATCTTACTGAAGTAAATGTATCTGATGTGGAAAGTCAAGAGGATTTAAATAATCGAGTTCGTGTTGGTGCTTTCATTGGTACTTTACAAGCAGGTTATACTGACTTCCATTACCTTCGTAGTATCTGGAAAGAGAATACTGAAAAGGATGCTTTACTTGGAGTTAGTATGACAGGGATTGCTTCAGGAGCAGTTGAAAAACTTAATCTTACTGAAGCAGCTGAAATTGCAGTAGAGGAGAATAAACGTGTTGCTACTCTTATTGGTATTAACCCTTCTGCTAGAGTTACTACTGTTAAACCTGCAGGTACAACAAGCCTCGTCCTTGGTTCCTCTAGTGGTATTCATGCTTGGCATAACGACTATTATGTACGTCGTATGCGTGTTGGAAAGAATGAACCTTTGTATGGGTATATGATTGATAAAGTACCTGCTCTTATTGAGGATTGTAAGTTTAAGCCTCACTTAGAAGCAGTTATGGCATTCCCTCAAAGAGCACCAGCAGGAGCTAAGTTAAGAACAGAATCATATAAAGACTTGTTAGAAAGAGTACGTAGATGGAATCTTGAATGGGTACATCAAGGGCATGTTTATGGAGATAACAAACATAATGTTAGTTGCACCATCTCTCTTAAACCAGATGAATGGGTTGGGTGTGGTGAGTGGATGTGGGAGAACCGTAATGACTACACGGGTATTTCTGTACTACCTTATGACAATGGTACTTATGTTCAAGCTCCATTTACGGATAGTACTAAGGAAGAATTTGAAGAAATGTATAGCCACTTGGAAGAGATTGATTTAACTCAAGTGATTGAGCATGAGGATTATACTGAACAGAAAGACCAAGTAGCTTGCGGAGGAGGAGGAAGTTGTGAAATCACCTGATAAAATTGTGGAGAAGGTAATTGATAAATTTAATACACGTAGTGCTTTTGGTATCAGTAAATATAACACTACTCTACATGATAATGACTTACCTACAATGGATTGGTTGGTACATATTCAAGAAGAGTTGATGGATGCAATTTTATATATAGAGAAATTAAAAGATATCAAAATTAAAGGGGCCAGTAAATGAGTATTTATTGGGCTTGGATTACTGGAGGAGTTGTAGGTTTCCAGTTTATTGATATCATAGGTACAGATAAGAAAGGATTTATTCTGTATCTTGGAATTGCAGAAATCTTATTTGAGTATTAAGTAAAGTAGTAAACTTCTCTAGTTAAATTAAAAGAGGGCAATTAAGCCCTCTCTTTTTTTTACTTCCTACCTTTCCACCAATCATAGATTCGCAAACAAGAGTAGACCAAAGATGCAAAAGCAGCCATCTCAGGGAGTGATGGGAGGATACCCAAGAGCCAAGCTCCGATTGTACCTAAATTAACTCCATCACCAATAGTTTTAATTGGGTGTTCCATTTGTATCTTACCTCAAGGTTATTGTTATTTTTTCTTTATCAGGTGCTTTTTGAATGATATCAAATAGCCTATTAAATGCTTTTCTACTATCGCTAATGAATCCTTTCCCTTTACCATTTCCTACCAATATACAGCCCTCTGTATCCTCTGCAGTATTTCCTGAATGAATTCGTACACCTGTATAACCAGGTACCCCAAGAAGTAAAGGTAGCAACTTTTTAAACCTATTAGAGTAGGTTAGAACCAATTTGTAAGTTCCTCTAGGAATTGCAGTAGAGTCCTGTACTTTCCATTCACTAACAGGTCTACCAGGAATCTCCCGAACTTTATCTTCTAAAGTATAACAGATAAACTTCCCATCAACAATCAAACTACCAATAGTACAGTTACTATAAAAGTCTTGTCTTACAACTTCTATCTTCATTACTTATCTCCACATATAGCATTATAAGCAGCATTATGCTCTCTTACTTCCTGAACAGTTTCAGGAGTATCATTCTTAGCAGAATAGCTAATTAGTTTAAATGATTGGCATGCAACCTTATCGGTTGTCACGGTTGTTTGGGTCGGAATCGACGGGCAAGCTGTCAACATTAGACCTAGCATCATTAGCACGCTTAATCGCTTCATCAGCATCATTAATTCCTTTCAAAATAGCTTCTGCTTTACCTGCTTCCATTAATTGTTTATCTCTTATATATTGAGTATAAGAGGATATAAATGATAATAATAATTTAAGAAAAGAGACGTATATCATTTTTTATCCTTGTATTTAACTTTACCAGAGGAGGATTGAGAATAACTATTTAAATCCGCCTGAGTATCTTTTACAGCTCTACGTCTACGAAGCTCATTAATAAAGTCAGCAATAAAGTTATCAGCAGATTCAGTAAACATATCACCACTTAAAAACTTCTCAACACCAGTTACTAAATCTTTAGTTGTGGATTTCTCTGATGGTCTATACTTCAATTCTTCTTTAAGTTTAAGTACCCTATCCAATTCTGCTTGTAAAGTTACCTTTGCTTCTCCAGTAGCATTACTTACTGCTGCTTTTAATTCAGAGATAGACGCATCAGATACTTCATTTGAGATATCTGCTTGCTTTTCTTCTGCAGTTAATTGAACATTCTTAGACATCTCTTTTTCTGCATTATTCAGTTTAGGATTCCCATTACCTTGTTGTGGATTTAATGCAGGATAGAAATAGTTTTGAGCTGCCTCTTTCATAGAGATGTCATACACATTAGACATAGCCTGAAGTGCATCATTAATACGTTTGGTGTATTTAGCTGATTGCTCTCCAGAGATATCCCCAGTAACTATTAATCTACCATCAGGAAGAGTATCAAATTTAACATTCTTACCTTCAGCACTAGCTGCTGTAACATCTTTAACCATTGAATCCCAAGTAATCTTAGCATAATTGCTAATAAGATTAATAGCATCTGCCTTACCAGCAGGAGACATTAACTTAACTTTCTCAGAATCACCTTTGGCTATAGCAGCCACATAATCTTGTTGTGCTCTATACATTTCATTAGGAGTTAATCTATCCTTATTATCTCTAATAGTTTTAGGGAAAGAATTAATGATATCAGCAAGGGCTGGACTCTTATCAATCTCACCAACAGCATTACTAAGAACTTGTTTTGTAATCTCAGGATTAGAGAAAGACCTAATAGACTTATCTAGTAATCCAGTAACAGCTTTTTGTAGCTCATTAAACTTACCCTCTTTAATAATAGAACGTAGGTTTGGAGTTTGAGCAATACGAATAAGGGCTTCCTCTTGATAAGGATTAATATCACCTCTTTCATAATACTCCATATAAGCACCACTCTTAAACAACTCTTGACTATTTTTAGCAAAAGTAAGAGCATCTTCTTTAGAAGAGAATTTAGAGATAGCATCTAATCTAGTCTTATTAGATTCTTTCATTCTATCAACCAAAGCTTTAACTTTAGGGTCATCAATATGTGGAGCTAAAGCCATCATAAAAGAGTTTTCTTGTTCAGTCACTAGGTCTACTGCTTGTTGTTTTGCAGCAGCAAAGGAAGCTTCATCAGTTACTTGAGAGAATAAGCCTTGCACCATAGCGTTAGCTGCCATAGTAGAACCTGTAAACATTTTATCAGCAGAGGTCTTACCGTCAGCTCCACGAACAAATAAAGTATTTAAATCAGCTTTAGTTAAGTTATCTTGATTTTTAACAGCAGATTCTACAGCTTTATATGAAGCTTCTCTTTGAAGAATCTTATTTGCTTGTTCATTAAGAGATTCAAGATATGCCGTGTTATTTAACTGAGAAGCATCATAACCTAATCCAGCTCTCTTGGCTAAGTCTACTACATTCTTAGAGTAATTAGCAATAGCCTCTTTATCAGATTGAATTGCTAAGGCATCTTCCCTTAACATATCCTTCATACCAGATAGTTCAAATACTTTATTTGCTTGGGATAGTAACTCATTTGTAAAAGCAGGAGCACGATTAACTGCTTGACGAGTAATAGCTCTAACTCTAACATCATACTCTGCAGGAGTCATAGCCCCTTGATGGAAAGCATTAGTTACTTTATCTAATTGTAACTCATGGTCACTCATCATAGGAGGTTTAATTTTACGTCCTACATACTCTTTATTAAGGTCGTTTAACTCTTGAGTAAAGATACCTACCTCTTTTTCTTTATTACCTTGTTCAAGTTCAACAAGGAAATCATTAGCTGCCCCCATAGCCATAGTACCAGCCCTAGCTGATTTGGCTAATCCCTCAGACAAAATTTCCCCAGTTCTATCTTGAGGAATGTAAGCTTGGTAGTTAGTTTCGTTTAATTGTTTTGCAAATTGTGCCATTATGGATTACCTTTCTCCATTGCTTCTACATATGGTTGTAACTCAGGATATTTTTTACCTAACGCCATTGCTTCCTGAATAGATTTAGAGGATTTATGTTTCCCCTCTTCAATAAATCTACGAATAAGATTATCAGATAATGATTTCTCTCTACCTGCTAAGTTAATCACTTCATCAATAATTTCATCATACATTTCAGGAGTACATACTGGACTGTCTTCATCACACATTACCTGTACCATTTTCAACATATTCTTATGGTCTTCCAAGAAAGGTGTATCAGGAGTGTAACTACTATTATATTGATTTAGTTGTTTGTAAATTTCAGCAGCTGTGTCTTTAATCAATCTATTAGGCTCAGTAAGAAGAGCTTGCATTTTGTATGCATCTGCTTCTTTCTCAGTAGTAATACCCCACATTTGATTAATAGCATCTCCAGTAGAGAATTGTAAATCTAAATCTACCCCTTTAGAATTAATCTTATTCTCATGAGCTAACATATAAGCTCCTTTGAATACATTATTCCATCCAGAGGTAGCCCGTAATCCCTCATTAAATCCACGTAACCATTTGTCAGGAGTACTTAAATCCTGTCTACCAAATACCATATCTAATCTATCAATAGTATCAGAAACAGATGTAATTACTCCAGATACAGGGAATCTAGGATTATCAGACTTATCTTTATTTACAATCTTATACATTTCTAGTACTATATCACCATAGGGTAATCCTGTCTCTTGCCCAAAGGAAGAGAATGATTTACTTACAGCACCAGTAGTTTCTACTTCCTCTGGGTACATCATATTCCAGAAACCATTAACTAAGTAGTCAGCCAACCCCTTTTCAAATAACTGTCTATCTTCTTGTGGTACGTTAGTTAATTCAGCAATCTTTAAGAAAGTACCACCACCAGGTAAGCCATATTTACCACCCAACCAAGCTAATCTAAAAGCAGTTAAAGCTAGTCTTTCTTTAGGGGTAAGTATTGTAGCATTATCTTGTAACACATTCATAAAGTTTTTATGACCAATTGCTTGGAATTGGAAGAATGGAGATAATGCACCTTGTTGATAAGGTAAATTACCTGCCTTGTTCATGTTACCAGTAAGGTTAAATGCAGCATTGGTAATAAACTCTTTTACTTCAGGAGTATTCCAGTTTTTACCTGGGTTATCTTTAACCCATTTATCTTTAGCAAATAACCATGCACCAATCTGGTTTAATAATTCACCTTTGTCATAACCAATCTGTCTACCTGTTCTAGTAACAGCTTTAGCTAAACCTAAGCCAGAGGCATTCTCTAATCCCTTAGCTACTCTCTCTAGAGGAGTAGGAACTAAAGGTTGAGTCAGGTCAGTAAAGACACTATGGATAAGGGCATTAGTATCTACAGCTTCTACTAAGCCAACATCGTGCATTGCTTGAGATTCTAACTCAAACTCACGTCTATCCACTTTATTTTTAGACTTAGCCATATACTTAATAGAATCACCAACAATACCTTTTAACATTGGGGATTCACCAACAAAGTATTGGAAGTGTTGCATCATTCTATTAGAAATATTAAAGAAGTCTTTACCACTTAATACAGCTAACTCAAAAGCGTGCTGTGGTTGGATTACCCATTGTCTTTGTGGATTCAATGAAATCCATAAAGCAGTAGCAATCTTTCTAGGAACAGAAATTAAAGGCATTTCTTTACGAGAAGCATCTCGCAATAAAGAAGCTGGAATTTTAATCTTCTCTAAAATATCAGCAACAGAGTGCAACATACCTTTCCATATTTCTTGAGTAGCATATGAGAAGTTGTTGAAAGCAGCATAGTTGTTAAATACTTTAACTGCTTCTTTAATTCTAGCTTCAGGTACACCTTTTATACCTGCACCAATATCTTTAACTGAGTTTGGGAATTTACCACCAGTTAAATCACCATACTCTTTAATAAAACTCTTTTGAGTTGCCTCATCAAAAGCATACTTAGTATTATTTCTAGCAGTTGATTGAATAGTTTTAACTAATGCAACAAGAGGGTCTTCAATAGTCGCATTGTATAAAGCATCCTCACCTCTTTTTTTAGAGTGTGCAAACATCTCAGCCCCTAGGTTATAATCTAATTCTAGAGGTTGATAAGTATCAGCACGTTCTCTACGAATGCTTAATGTACTACCTGCATGTCTGCCGGAAGCTTCTAATTCTTTCATAATAGCTTCAGCTTCAAACGAAGTTCTAGCAGAAGCCTTTACTGATTTATATTGCCATAAATCTTTAGGGTGAATATCAACACCATTCATAGAAGCTCTACCTGGAGTAGCTTCAATAAACCAGTGGTCTTTATACATACGAGGAGCCCACCCAGGGATACGAGGAATCACTTGGGCTTGTAATGTACCTAACCTAGATTTAGCTGGAGCCAATGCCAGATTAACAAAGTCAGTACCACTATCTCCAGCTTCTCTACGAGGAAGGGTAACTACTTGTCTTCCAGTAGCTTCATCAATAAGTTTACCATTCTTTTCAACTATCTTACCTTTAGGTGTGTGTACACCTGAATCCATATCCAATAAAGTAACTGCTCTATCTAAGCTATCTTTATCTACTTTAGGATTTACATTAGCTAACCAAGAACCATCTTCTTTATATACAGATTGGAATCCTTGTGAGGATAATTTATCTCTCTCATTAAAATTACGAATACGATGGATATAATGTGTAGCTCTTCGATACTGAACCATCTGACTATACACATCTTTAATTTCACTTCTTGACAAGGAGGATGCAAACATTCCTTCTAAATCTTTTTTAGAGAGAACATCAACTCCACGTACTTCCATCTCATTAATTACTCTAGATAACTCTTTTGGATAGCTAGTATTAACTAATGGACGAATTACAGTCAATAAGTCATGAGTTTGTTTAGCTGCTCTAGTGATTGACCTAGCTTGGGACGCTTCATATTTAGGGTCAAGGATACCACGGGTAAACATCCAACGAGTACCCATACTTCTAGCTAACCCAGAGAAGTCTAATAATCCCCCTAAACCCGTAGGTTTTATACTATCCGCACCAAAGGCAATAGATTCAAACTCATCATACTGTTTCTTCCAAGAGTATTCAACTTTCCACCCATCTGGAACTTTAACTAATTCAAGCTTGCCCTTAAATTCATCTGGGATATTCTTAATAGATGTTTGGATAGTTTTAAAAGCCTCTTGAGCTGCCTCTTTAGAAGTAAATGGATAATTAGCATTTTTACCAAATACCATTTTACCTTCATAGATACCTTGACCAGGAGTTGTAAATACAGAATTGGCTTGCTGGTAGTAAGGTACATGCTCTTTAGCAACAGACAGGATTAAATCTAAATCAGCTTCTCGTTTAGCAGTATTAACAATATTAGGGTCATATTTAAGCAAGTCAAAAGAATAATCTGCTTTAACATCCATATCATTAACTAATTGTTGATGTAAGTCAGGATAGTCATTTAATACTTGGTCTAGTTTAGGTAAAGCTGCATCAGCAAGAATAGAACCTTTGTCTGTACCCAAAGCCTTAGCCAGAGTACCATTAGGGTCGTCTAAAGCTGCTTTATACATTTCACCAGCTACAGGTTTATTAGCCTTAGCCATAATGTCTGCAGGAGAACCTGCTTTAATCTTAGGAGTGCCCTTAATAGAACGGATACCTACTGCCGCAGCACCACCAGCAATACCCTCAGATAATACCTCGGAGATAGTTGCTACTCGTGGTGAGCCAGTTAACTCATATACTTTATCTTCAATCCATTTAAATGGAATACCGATAGCTTCAGCAATACTGTAAATAGTATTGGCTGTCTTATTAGCTAATGGGTCAGCTTTAAACCTATCCTGAATTTCATCATAGATATCAGTTTTAATCTGAATATCCCTATGTTTTTTAGCTACCTCTTTAGCAAACTGCTCACCCTTTTTATAATCATTTTCATAGATAACAGCCCCTACTTCCGCAATACTTGCTGGGATGCTTTTAACAATCTTATCAATAGCAATTCCCATACCAAGAAGAACTGACTTAGAGTTCTCATAGAAGGATTTAACTTTGTCTTTTGTTTCATCAATTTTAGAATCTTCTACTTTTCCTTTAAGATTCTTGATAGCTTCATCTTGAGCTTCCCTATCAGATTGAGTTAAAGCTGTATCCTCAGACGCTACACGTTGAATAAATTTATCTTTTAAGGATTTAGATACATAACCACCTGAAGCATACTGTGAAAGGATATTTAGCTTCTTCTCTTTAGATATAGAACTATCAGAAAGGATTTCAGAAATAGCCATTTTATTAGCTACATCTTGTTCCTCTTTCCATCTAGCCTTAGCTCCTTCTACAGTCTTAGAAGTCCCCTCTTCCATTAACTCTCGTTGAGTTTGTAGAAAAGATTCCACAATATTCTCAGAAGGATAAGCACCTACTGCCCAAGCAGCTTGCTCAATAGCTAGTGCCTCTGGGTATAATTCATTATTATTCTCTAAAGGAGGAACAATAAACTCTACACGAGCTTTTTCATCCTCCTCAAAAGTAATTTCAGGAGAAGTCTCCTTATCTACTGCTTCAGAGATAGGATACAGTTCTGTTTTATCTTCAGTAAGAATCACTATTTAGCGCCCCAAATAGAAGTAGATGAAGTTTGATTTTTATTCGTCATATCAAAAATAGTTTTACCTAGTCCAGCAGCACCAGAGACCATCTGAGTACCAAACTGAAGTTTAGCAGAACTATATTGTAAATCTGACATCTTATTATTAAGATTTCCCATGCGATTAGAAAAATCTAATTGAGTATTAATAGCAGCTTGATTAGAAGCCTCTTGAGAAGCAACAGAACCAACTCCACCAACTACCCCAGAACTTCCACCTAGACCAATATTAGAAGTAGCAGATGAGTTGATAATATCGGCAGTTTTAATCCTAGCCTCACGTTGGCTACGGATTCTTTCACGTTGTGCCTCTATTTGACTCATACGTACTCTAGCTTGTTCTTGTTCTTTAGCTACTTTAGCTTGCTGTTTAGCTAATTTCTGCTGTTTAAAAGCAGAGTAAATTCCAACTACAGCTGTAACTGCCGCTGCCATATTACACCTCCCACTTCATAATATATCTATCTTTACCATCAGCACACATAGCAATCTCACCAGTAAAGACTAATCCAAAAGTCTCATTGAATTTTTTTTCTTTCTCAGTCTCACACAGACCATATACTCTAGAAATATTCATTTCTTTTAGCTCTTGTCTAACCAGTTTAAAAACTTCTTTGTAGTATTTATGTAAAGAAAGAGAATATTTAAGAATATGCACACCTAAAATCCAACCCAACATCTCATCAGGATATATAAAGATTTTCCCATTCTCATTTTCTAAGAATACAGTTGGATTAATCATATAGCTTCTTTAACAAGCATGTCGTAAGACCAGCCTAGAATATGAAAATCTTTCCCAGATTCAGAGGATAACCGTAAGGACAAGGCTCTACCACTACCTCTAATCTTATTTTTAGACATAACTACTTGTTCACCTGTATCAAAAGAGTCAGAGGAGTCTGCTGGGATATAAGGAACTTTAAATCTATACACCTGATAGGGAGTACCCCATTTATTACCATTAGCAGAGGAATTAAAATCCCATCTAGTCTGTAAGTAGCAAGAAGAAGGATTAATAAAGGATAGATTAATATTGTCAAATCCAGATTCTGTTTTATTAAAGTAGATAGTAATATAACTACCATACTTATCTCTTGATAAGGATTGTCCTAAATCATAACCAGTTACAATATAACTCTCGTAATCTTCACCACCAGTTAAGGATAATAGGTCTGTAAAAGAATCATCAGAATAGCTACCAATTGAGCAACTTGTATCATGGGTAATTAAAAATTTAACATTAGAAGCTCTTGGAGTAGCAATAGTAGTTGTTACTACAACATTATCTGTAGCTACTTGAACTACTTCTGAGTCAGAGTAGATTGTATCTAGTTCAGAAATAGTAATAGATTTATCTAAGTTAATATACCCAGAAATTTTAGCATCTGTGGATGGTAAAGTATTTAAGTAAAAAGCTTTAAGTGTTAAGTCTAGAATTAGCTCTTTATTATACCATCTAACATTATCAGATGAATAAGTATCAGAATCATTATACATCCACCTAATTCTATTCTCTGTCTCTTCAAAGTAACCAACGACATTAGCAATAGTTAGCTCAGACAAATCTGTATATAAAGTTTGGATAGCCTGGATAGAGATAGACTCAGCTCTAAATCTACCACTTACAGAATCAGCAGTAAGAGCAAAGATACCAGAATAACTCCAATAAATAATAGAACCATTCACCTCAATAACACTAGTTGCCCCTGGAACACCAATAGAAGATACCTTGTTAATTTGGTATTCAGTTGCTTTAAACCCAGAGTCATTCCCTGATAATTCCCATACACCATTAGAGGCAAAAATAAGTAAAGAGCTTAAAGCTGCTTTAATCTTATAGATTCTACCTACTTCTGGTAAATGAATAGTACCACCATCTGTAGCAACTAAGTCATTAATCTCAGGAGAAGATGGGTCAGCTTCTTGGTAACAAGCACTTAACTTCTCTTTATTAACTACCACTTGGGTAAAAAATAAATAACTAGAGTAATTAGGACTACGAACATCACCATCATAGATATCTGAAACAATACCAGAGTAGAATACTCTACCTGCATAAGACTCTACACAAGAGAATCTTCCACGCTCCCTATCTACAGGAACTGCTTCACTACCAGCTAGTAACTTTCTACGAGATTCCCCACGAGAGAATGCATCAATAATGAAAGCTCCTCTAGGAGCATCCGAGTTATTGACACTATTTCGTAAAAAGTATTTTCTCGCTAATGTACCATGAGCTTCACTAGTAACATTATCTACTTTACCAACATGCCAAATATCAGCATTAGATGGGTAGAAACCTAACCCAGAAATATAAGTTACACACTCTGTATGTGGGACAGAAGTACGGGATTCAAGCGGAATCCACTGAGTCAGCTCATTCTCAGCATTAATATATGAAGCAAGAGTAGAGGAGGTAACTCCAGATATTTTATATGGTCTTGGTACAGGGTCTGCTAAAGGAACTTCACCAGAAGATAAAGTTTCAATATTGGGATTCCAACCTTGGTTCCATAAATTATATAGGTGACGTAAATCCAACCCTGAAGAGGTAGGAGGACGAGTAGTTACATTCAAGCCATCATCTACTCCCCACAGGTCTCGTACCATAATTGGAGTACGTTCCCAGATAACTTTATTTAAAGTAGGGATGTAAGAGAAAGTAATAACGTCAGACAATCCAGCTGAAACAATAACAAAGTAACCATTTACTGAAGCAGCTTGAACATCTTCATTACTTAATTCAGGAATAGTGATAGGTGTCCCTGAGTTATATAGACTACCTAAAGGGTCTTCTGTAGAGATATCACAAAACCAAAATTTATTCTTTACTCTAATAACACCAATATTACTTAAAGTAGTTCCTAAAGGGGAACTCCAAGTAAAGTACTGCTTGTTTGCTCCAGCAAAGTCAACAGAAAGAACTCCTGTAGATAGAGTAGAAGTACCTGGAATTTTATCCAGCCCTAATCTACGTTTACGAGAACCATCACGGAGTAAAACTAAATTAGCCTCATCAATGGAGGCATTCTCTGGAAAGTTTAAAGGGGTAGCCTCGGTAATTAAACCTTTGACAAAACTATTATATTGTCTCTCTACCTTAGCTACCATTTTTATTTACTCTTAGTTGTTTTTGAATCTATGTAAGCTCGTACTGCCTTCTCTGCCATTACTGGAGTTGTAAAGAATCCCTGTAATTCTTGGGGTAGTTCCCCACCTTCTGAGAATTGAATTTTAATATAGCCATTCTTGGGCTCACGAACAAATGCAATGCTTTTTCCTGCTGGAGTTTTAAAATCCATATTTATCCTTTTTTACTTTTACGACCATAATCTGGTCTTGATATACCCTTAGTTAATCTCCATGCATCTTGACTCATTCTTCGACGTTGACTAATAGAGTGTTGTTCAGCTTTCTGATTAGGCATTTGTTTAACTACAAGGAATGCAGTTGACTTAGCCTCGTTAATTAAATAAGGAAACAACTGAACAGGTAAGTCAGGAATATGGTCATCCTCAAATGCAAATGTAGGCTGTACCTTACCAAAGCATTGTGTTTTATTTTGTTGTAGGGTAGTGTCTACTGCTTTATCATAACTATCAAATACTAACCACTCATCATCAAACGAAGTAAAATAGGTAGGAGCTACATCATTTAAAATAAATAAGTCAACTCCATTTTCTTCTACTACTACAACATTATCTTTTGACGTGTCTCTATAATTAGTTTTTAGAATAAACTCATCAGGAGATAAATATTTTACTTCTGAATACTTATCCTTAGTATCTGTAAGTGCTCGTTTATTGTAGTTTAAAGAAAGCAATTCAATAACATTCTCTGGTAGTTTCATATGAGTGGGTTTAGTACTATCCCCACTTGCTTGTAGTTTTAAGAGAGTATTTTTATGTGGATACTCTCTACCAGTAACAATATTCTCAAATGTAGAACGAACTACTCGTGCTACTTGCTGACTCTCCACAGTATCATGAATAGAGTTTACTTCATCAGAGTCCATGTCTGATAAGATATCTTGTACGATTTCTAGTAAAGTCTTTTTCATAATTAGTTTCTATAGACAATAAATGTATATGTTTCACCTGCAGTAGGGGTAATTGCCCCAGCTGTAGTGTTAATAAATTGAATAGAGCAAGTATTATTTGCAGTAATAATAACATTACCTATTGCTAATCCTGTTTGGTCAGCAGCTTTAGTACATGATAAAATAGTATCTGTTGCAGATACAACTCCAGATACAGTAAAACTTTGTGTAGAAGTAGTAGCAGCTCCTACAGAAGAAGGGGTTAGGGAAGTAGTAATCTTTACTAACTTAGTTTTAAACTGAGCTGTACCATCACCTTGAGCAACTAAAAACTGCCCAGATGTAGCTGTGGCAGCTCCTTTAGTTTCATGGAGGTTGGCATCAGGGATGTCTTTATGTTGCATACAAATTCCTTAATAGAAAAAGGGGAAGCCTTTTAAGCCTCCCCTCATAAATAACCGTAAAGGTTACGCATTATTAAGAGGCGTTACGGTTGTGTTTTAGTACTACGCAGGTACTTGTAAGTAACGCACTGTAATACGACCAGCACCAGCAGTAAATGTGCCTGTAGCAGCCACTTTTAACTGACCAGCAGAAGCTAGTTTAGTATTCAAAGCATTACCTGAGTTTGTACCCGTATGAGTTGAAGCTAACAAAGCAGCAGCAACTTCAGAAGAGTCAATCTCAGCTAAGAGTAAAGCATCCCATAGTTTATCACTACCTGTGCCAATAGCTGAACCAGCACTATCAACGAAGTCAATATCGTATGAAGTACCACCAGCAAAGGGAGTAGTAACTTGGAAATAAGCCTCAAGAGGAATACTACCAGCAGGGATAGAGGCAACTAGTTTAGAAGTACTGTTAGTTGGGAGGTCATCATAAGAGAAATCCCAAGCTACTTCACGAATATTACCTTCAGTGTTTACTTGACCACCAAATTTTTGTTTGGTTACACGGGCACCATAATGTGCCTGTACACCACGTTTTGCATCTGTTTCAAAAGTCATTCTAGTTCTCCCCTATTAGTAAGCTGTGCTTGTTGTGAAGATAACACCAAGTGTATCTAAGCGTTGAGCACCAAGACCAAAACGAGAAGTTACTTGGAACTTATCAGCACGGTCTTCACTATCACGCCAGCCTTCTGTTTTAGGTTGACGACGCCATGCGTGCATAATTGGTTTAGTTGAGTCATCAGCAACACACATAAATACGTTAGCTACGTCACCCACTTCAGCAACATCATTTGCCAAGCCATAGCTTGAAGCATTCAATGTTTCTGTAGAAGTTAAAGTAGGCAAGTAGTTCGATGTCCAAATATCCCAACCAAAGATATTACGGATGAATTTATGGCTAGATGCAAAGCCTTGTGTTACCATACCTTCAAACATTGGGTTATTTGATACGTTCACCAAGTTAGTCAAGCTATTTAATGTAGCTTCAACTACTGGGTCTACGATAGCAATACGACCAGAGGCAGGAACACCTGCTTTATCAAATGCTAATTTCATAGCAATGAAATCACTCATTGTCATGATGCGGTTAGTTCCTGAAGCACCACCAGCTACCCAACGATGTGGACGACCATTGACTAAGTTTAAGTTACCTGCAGTTTGAGCAAAACCAGCCACGTTCAAGAAACGGGACTCATGATGTTCAGCCAAAGCTCGGGTAGACTCCATAGCACGCATACCCATCAAAGCATCAATTTGAGAGCCATCTTCACGAAGGTCATCAGATACTTTCCAAGCATCACCAACGTAGTCAGTAATGGTTAAAGTGATGTTACCAGTATCAATTGGATTGTAAACTAATGGAGTATCCTCAGCAGCATCCTGCAAAGTTACTGTACCAACAGTTTTAATATTTAAAGTAGTACCTGAACCAAAGTCAGATACATCACGGTATAAACCACCTGGCAATAGGTAGTCATGAATGTTATCTAAGATAAACTGACTATATTGCTGGGCTTCGATAAAAGCAGTTGTATTACCTGTTAATTGTGACATTTTTTATTCCTTAAGAAGATTGTAATTTTACTTTTTCACCAGCAATTTTCCAAGCAGCCACTAAGTCTTTGGTAGTAGCCCCTTGTTTTACCTTAGCAGATAAGGCTGGTGGTTGTTGATTTTGACTAAAAGCTTCCATATTAATATCAGAAGTAGGTTTACTAATAGCACTTGGTTGAGAATCAACCCCTGCTAATTTAAATACTACATTAGGAGAAGAAGCTGCTAATTGGTTTAAAGAAGAGATTGGTAATCCACTTTCTTCTGCAACCTTTTTATACATTTCTTCTGCTTTATCCCCAAACTTAGCTGTAAAAGCAGCAATAACTTTTTGGGTATTCTCTGATGCTTTCTTCTGAGCTTCTAGTTGACTCAGTTGTTGTTGAACAATCTGAGTTACTGAACCAGCGTCTAATCCCTCTACTTTAGGAGTTGTGTCCTGATTAGGGAAACCCTGATTTTTAATCTGTTCGACAAGTTCTTCTGCTGTACGTCGTTTTTCCAACTCTGCTTTAGTTTTAGCTAACTCTTCCTCTAGGGTTAAGATATGCTTTTGAGCATGTGGAACACTTTTTAAAGCCGCTTCTACAGAAGCATATTTCTTGCCTTCTCCAACAAACTCAACTAATTCTGGTAAGACTTGTGATTGTTGGCTTACTACATTACTTTCTGGCTGGTCAGCCTGAAAAATATTTTCACTCATTTATTTTCCTTGGTCAGGGAGAAATTTAAGAACATCATTAAGGGCTTTCTGAATTCCAGCTTGGTAGGCTTGGAAGTATGCCCAATTTGGATTATCAAAAGAAGATTCACTTAAGGTATTTCGTTGACTCAAGTCTAGCTTACCATTTATAAATTCCTTAAGAATTATGTAAGCTTCTTCTTTAGTGCACTTATTACCTTTGAGTGAATTCTTCATTTTATACCTACTATTATACCACAAATAATATTATTTGTCAAGTACTTTTTAAACTATTTACAATAAATCTTCATCTGTAGGTAGGGCAGTCTCGCTTTCCAGTGTAGCCGATGCCTGATTTATTAATCTTTGGGTTTCTTGCTGTTCAAAAATAGCAATATTATCCTTGATAAATCCATACCGTTCAAAGCCCATATACTCTTCTACAAGTTTAGCCAATTCTTTACTTGATACATGAGGAGCAATAGTTGCACCTAATTGACTATTAAAGATACCTGTTAAGTTTTGTAACAATTGTGCTCTTGTTGCATAGTGACGAGCACCAATAGGACGGAGTTTACCTTTGGCAGTTAAGTCTTCCTTAGTAATGCTCATAAAGTCAGCGACACCAAGGTCGTCATCCATCACCCGTACTACATCTGTAACATCTAAATTACGTTTAGCTTGTTCCAGCATTGTATTTAGTAAAGGCTCTAATAACTCTGTCTCAAATTTATTAACTTTATGTTGGAAGATTCTTGATGCAGCATTTTGTAATTGACTAACCTCAAAAGCTGTTTTCTCACCAGGGGTACGCATACCCATAGCTTCTTTAGGAGCCCCTGCCATTTCTTCCATTAAAGAAAGCAGGTAAGCAATTTCATTATTAACTTGGAAAGCAGCTGCATTTGGTGCAAGTGGAACAACATCACCATCTTCAGGGACATGAATTTCTGCATTAGGAGACCATACGAATGCTTCTACATCCCCTACAATCTTTAGAGGGGGCATAATTGTCATATCAAGAGCGTCAGCTTTTAAGTTCTCAAGATGGTCTAATCTATATTGCATACCAACTAGATTATCCAAAGCTCCCATAGCATACAGATTATCTGGGCGATTTCTCCATCCTACGTGATGTTTATTATCCTCTCCATACCAACTTGGGTTAGTAATATTCCTAATAATATAACATCTGTCGATAATTGTAATAAGCCTATTTTCATACAAAGTATCTGTAGTTTCGTCATAGATATCTCCTTCAAAATCAATTAACTCTACTAAACCAGATGAATAATATTCAGAAAGAGAGCCAAAACCATCTACTGCATATGCTTCAGCTTTAGCTAAGTCCTCTGTCTGAATCCCAGAGATAGACTTTCGCATCTCTAATGCACGTTTTAATACACTGTCTTCATACTTTAACTCAGGAAAATTCTTAATATCCTTTTTTAACTCCCCAATACTTTTTATGTATCTAGTAAATTTAGGACTTTTTTTGTAGCTTACTGCTGTAGGATTAAATACATGGTCAAATGGAGAGATACGGAATGCTTTAGCCCCTGTGTAGGTTGACACCCATTCTTTTGTATTCTCATCTATATGCCCTTCATTAATCCATACAGATTCAACAAAGCAATTACCATAATCAATATAATCATACAATAGCTGGGAAACAGTCTCTCTAAAATTAGACTCACGTAGTTTGTTTTTAATATACGCCTCAATAGCCAATCGTTTCTTTTTGGTTACAGAGGATTTATCATATCCTTCCCATTTTAACCAATCATCATTAGGAAATAATGCATCCATATAGTTAGCATGGAGATTATCTCTAATCTGAGTAAGCTTAGGAATAGTAGTTTTATTCTTCCAAGGTAGAGTAGACCCTGTGGTATGGGAAGTATCAGTAGCAAACAAATAATTCCTTAACTCTTTCCATTCTTCATGCTTAATAGAAGATTGTAAGTACCAATTATTGTACATAGATACCAGCATTCTAGCTAAAGAGTCTGGATTAATTTTTTCGTCTAGGTTTATTACTTTACCAACCATTTACATTACTCCTCCCCATTTGGGGTGATACGCTACATTAGATTTTACTATACTCAGATGACTTCTTGATTTAGGGATGATTGAGATACTAATAGCATTAGCTAGAGCATCTTTAATATCATCATGTGGTGGATGTAACATTACTAATTCTTCTTCTAATGATTGGCAATTACCACCTTTATAATGCCATACTTGTAAATTATCATATTTGGGTTCTAGAATAGCTCCAATTCTTTCTACTTTATCCCCCTCATGTCGAGTTGGATTATGCTCGTCAATGGATAAAGGAATACCATTTGGTTTAATATAACTATCTTTTAGCTCTTGAACAATAGTTTTCTGAGCAACTGAAATCTCAGCTCTAAGTTTTCTAAACCCCCATTTTTGTTGAGAATTAACAATATGATTAAAATAATCTACAATCCTTTCTGTTTTAAATCTGTCAATATCTAGTATGTAATAGTTTCCTTGATGGTCTACTCCAATAACTACTAGTGCTGTATAGTCAGCCTTTTTCTTTAAAGAGAAAGCAAAGTCAATCGCTGCAAAGATGTTTAATTTTCTATCACTAATATACCAATCACCTTCTTTATTTACTAATCTAGACCGTTCATAATATTGAAATTTACTATAGTCAATTCTAGCATTTTCTAGTGTGTTTGGATTATTATAGTATTGAGCATAAAACTGTGTGGTATCTACATATTTAGCTTTAATTCTAGCTAATTCTTTTGAATCAAACCCAAAGCTTTTACCATCTGGTCTAGTTTGTTTAGCCCAGAGAAACTCACCATCTGTTTCTACTACTCTTTGGAATAGCTCGTATACTTCTTCCTCACCCTCAATCTCCCCATCCTCATTATAAACAGTTTCTTTCATGTTTATCATGGTGTCATAGATGTCTTTAGGGTGATATCTAGTACCTACTACCCACTCTTTAGCCCCAGGGTTTTCAATAGAAGCTAATTGAGAGTACATAGAGCTAACCTTCTCTCTACCCTCTTCTGTGTAAGCATTGTTTGGAACTACAATGTCATCAAGCACAACCACGTCAGCATGTTTACCTGTGGTATTAGCTGTAAGACCAACTGCAACTACAGTAGGGTCTCGGACTCCCTCCTCTTTTCTTTTTGGGTGGTCTACACTAATTTCACTAACTGACCACTTCTCTCTTTTACCTTCATCAGGAACAATCATATCTCCCCAATATCTTCTATAAATAGGGCTATCTATAATATTCTTAATTTGATAAAGTTGTTTCTCAGCTAAGTCAGCTGTAGCAGACACATACATAATAGTTGTCTCTGGGTACTTAGTAATCCACCAAGCTGCTCTATAAGCAACCATCTTAGATTTTAAGTGCCCACGAGGAAGTAAAGTTAATTGATTATCCTTAGCTTCACTTCTAGTCCACCAAGCAATAAGCTCTTCATGAATAGCTCCAATTAATAAATGTGGGGCTACTAATTTAATAAATGAGAGTAGACTACTTTCTGCTTGCTGTCTAATTAAATCTATCTGTGTTTGCATTAGTACTTTCTAATTCCAATTAATCTATTAGCATAAAGTTTATTAGGAAGTCCTTTATGCCCTTTCCATCCTATATTAATGCTCAAATACCTAGTAGAAGAAATAGGAACATGGAGCTCTAGTTGAAAACTACTTTTATACTTACTTAGTCTTCTCCAGTATGTTTTATTTTCTTCCCCTACTTCTTTAATTTCTAACACTGGTTCTACTGGGACACTAAGTAGTTTATAAGTCCAACCATAAGCAGTATTACGACTTAACCACCATACTCTACACCAGTAACGAATTAACCAAGATTCATCATAATCTTTTTGTGTTTTATTTTTAAGAAATGGTATATCATATAAGCCATACCATCCTTCATCTACTGCATTATCGTGTGTTTGCCATAAATAAAAAATAGGAATGAGGTACTCCCTAGGCATATATTTAGTGACTTTACCCTCCCGTTTAACCACGTCAGTTCTATATGATTTAGTAGTAAATAAACAAACTATGGGATTAGTAAAGTAACAAATAAGTTCAATAAATATGGCAGGAATAAAATAGACTACCCATTTAATATACATTAACGAATCCTAGCAATATAAAATCTACTACCATTAGTATCATTAAAATTAACAATATTAGTTGAAGTAAACCCAAAGATTTCGATATAATCTGCAACATCTAGGTCTACTATTGTTGAATAGGATAGATAATGCAATCCAATTGCCGCATGATTATCTACTCCACCCCAGCTATGAGATGTACCATTTTTATATATTGCTGTATATGTAGAATTCATTGTTGCCACGGTCTCTCCAACCCAATTCCAACCACTAATAATATATGTACCTGGTATTTGACATACAAATCTCCAATTGGTGGTATCAATAGCAGAGGAAGGGTCAGATAAGGCAGTATTCATAGGGAGTTTAGTCCACCCTGAGCCTGAACCAAACCCTCGTGTACCCCCAGAAGCAGTTGCTCTAGTCCCAGAAATACCTTCAGACAAAACCCTCCATCTATTAGCGGAAGTATCTGCCCAGAGAATTAGATAATCACCATACCTATTTAATTTAATGCTATTTAAAGCTGATTTCTCACTCCAACTTAGTTCATTTGTACCTTGCCGTTGAATAGTTACAGCTGCAGTACCATTTAACTGGAAACCAATAATATGCCCATCTTGAACTGCTGATATGAGTGGGAGGGTTAAGGTAGAAGCTGTAGAGGTAACTATTAATTTACCCATATCCCCAGCAACAAGGGTCTCTGTTCCAGTACTAGTACGTCTAGGCATACGAGTAGTAAAACTAGCTGCGTTATTTGCACTAACTAAAGCGGCAGCAGCACTACTAGCTGCATTTGATGCCTGAGTTGTAGCAAGAGTTACTTGAGCAGCCGCTAATGGAACTTGATTAGATGCATTTGTAGCTGATGTAGAGGCAGCAGAAGCACTTCCAGCAGCTGCAGAAGCAGAGGCGGCAGAGGCATCAGCAGACGCATCTGCAGCTAAAGCTGAAACTTCCGCTTCAGCAACAAGAGCTTCAATATTTGTTACAAATTGACCTACTTCAGTAACTGCATCTAAGGACAATCCATTAATAGATTCTACATTAAGGAGATTATGACCATTCAAATCAAGGTCATTTTCCATAGAATTAGGTTCACCTGTAGGATTATCCCTATAAAGCACTTTATTTTGTAACTCTTCCTCAATAGCTACAAAATTACTATTTAAAGCTTCTTGTCCCAGAAAGCCAGAAGCAACTGTAGATAGATTTAACTTACTCATTTTTTAGCTTTCCTCTTTTTATCTTCTGCTTCTTTCTTTAAATTGGCTTTTGCTGAAATAGGTTTAAGATTACTTTTTTTGTTATTTCGTGGATTAGAATCTACATGGTCTACATGGCGAGGGTCTCCTACTTTAAGCCCTGCTTCTCTACGTGCTTTATTACGAGAAGCCCTATCCTTTCCTCGTTTATCTCCATTTTCTTTTTCCCACTCACGCTCCTTTTTATAGTCACGTTTCCCATTGGTCATAAATGGCATTACTTACCTCCTTGTACTACAGAAATACCTAATCGTTTCATATCATCCTGTAATACTTTATTAGCTTCCATTTGAATTTTCTTCTCATTTGCAATTTCTTGTTTTGTTACTCTACCTGGGCGTTTTGCTTCATAACCTTTATCTACAAGATACTTAGCAGCCTGAGCATTCTCTTTAGACTGCTCCATAATATTTTTCAAATGTTTAGCTTTATTTCTAATATCCAACTCTTGCCGCCAAGATTGAATCATCTTACTTACAGAGGAATCTTCAACTAGGTTCACCCAGAAGTCCCAAGACCTAAACATATCCATAGCAAACTCATACTCAAATCCTGGGATATGGTCATAAGATAGATAAATTTCTTTCAAAGATGGATAGGTAACACCATCCCTAGTAATTGTGTAATCTTTATTTGTAAAAATAGGAATCATCTTATTCTGCCTTAATTCCCAGAATAAAGAGATTGTTTTCTTCCTATTTAAATTATCATATAAGTCTGCAAACTTATACCCATATACTGGATGTTCTCCAGGGATATCTGCAGAATTATTTGGAATACCCTTTTTACTCATCGTTTTACCTCAAGAATATCGTAAGACATAATAGCTCTCCTATAGCCTCCCTCTTTGTTGCATAAAGCAACTTTGTAGTGCTGAGGAAAGTTACACTTTAATCCATAATCATAATATGCACCACCCTGCCCCCATACCATGAATAAATGGCTAGCAGGAGGTAAAGTAGGATGAATCAGTCCATTATTCCAATCGACAAGACCACAATCACCACCAAAGAATGACATAGTGCCGCCGTTGTCTACCTCAAACTGCCATCTGTTAGTGGTTCTTGCTGAGTTACTTTCAAAATGTGGTCCATGAAACTCAACGATTGAATCTGAGTACCCAATTTGGTTGTTATAGTCGAATGATGTACCAAAAAACCTCAATTCACCGTTAGAGCTTGCGAAGTGAAATGCACGACCATTGCCATTAAATATTGAGCCGCCATCGTATTTAATTTGCTCGCCATTATTTGCAAATGTTAAGCGTTGCAAGCCAACACCACACCAGCCAATATCAACATCACGATAAGTTACAAGATAAGCGTTAGCGCCTATTCTTGAGCCTACGCCGAAGTTTTCAATGCAGATATTACTCAGCACTGGTGAGCTTGACCTATCGCCACCTGAAGGCGTATCTAGCAAAATCCCAATGCTTGAAGCGTTTCCATTACCGCGAACGGTAAAGTGTCCAATTTGCCTAGCTTTAGCTCTTTTGTAGTTGGTTGAGCCTGTCGAGTCAATCTTTAACGCCGTACCAGTGTGCAAAGCGTTTATTACTGAACCATTGCCTTGAAAATATATATGCGTTGGGTCAATCGTTACTGTGTTGTTGATGTAATACGCTGCATCATCATCATCAAGAATCCAAGTGCCTTTGGTTGTAGCCATCTGAGCTAAATTAGCTCTGTCTGTTGCTCCTGTAGTATCGCCAGAAGCTTTAATATATTTGTCAGGGTAATAGCCGATAGTGAACATTAAGACACCGTAATAGTTCTTGTAACTGTCGTTGTTTGGCCTATCCCATTAGTGCAAATAATCTCAAGCGTTACCACTTCGGCTGAGCTTGGCGCTGTGCCAGTAATGCTGATTGCGCCTGTACCGTTACCAGTGATTGTTAGCCAGCTTCCACCAGTTTTATTCACTGTATAAGTGTGAGCGCCTAAGTTGCCACTATGGAATGCTGTGTAAGCAATGCTAAGATTAACCGCGCCACCTTGTGCCACTGTTTGGTTGGCAAATAAAGATTTAACTACAGGGGCAACGTTAAAGAAAACTGCCGCACGTCTAGCTGCCCCACCGCCAACTTGTGAAGCTGAAAACAATACGCCAGTTCTACCACCAAATGTGCTTGGCACAGTTCCGCTTATTGTTCGAGTTGACATATTGACTGTCAGACCTTCTGGTAATCTATTTGCCCGACCTTTGTATCCTACCGAGTCGGCATTATCAAATATCGCAGTTTGCGCCGTTCTGTTTGGCGTAAAGTCTGCACCGTACAATGTAGCATCGTCAGGAATAGAATAACTCCAAGAGCCACCTGCCGTAGTATTTACTTGACCTAAAATCTTCATTGGCTTGTTGTTTGGAGTTCCTACTGGAGTCCAAGCTCGCCACCATTTAATGTAGTAGTAAAATGGCAATTGTGATGTTGAAAAGCCAGCTTGCCAATTACCAGAGCAAGCCAGCTCCATTCTAACGTCGTGAGCGCCAGCAATGTTTGAAACTACCGTGCTTGCTGTAAATTTTAATGTAGGCGTGCCAGCAGAACCAAAATCATCATAAAATAATATCTGATTGCCTACCCTTTTAGCAATGACATGAATGTCAACATTAGTGCCATAAGTAAGCGTTGTGACTTCTGTTTGATTTGACCCGCCATCCGTTGCGCTTGTGTGCAATGCTTTTAACGAAACCAATCCGCTTGAACTTGATTTTTGCCCTTCAAAAATATCAACTTCACCATGATAAGGCCAATATAGCCCAGAAGTCCAAAATGAAGGCCACAGCCCGTTATGAGTGCCAGATGGAATCCTAACAACCGCCTCCATAATCCAGTTGCCTTCTGCGCTGAACATATAGCTAGGCCAAGTTTTCAAAGCGCCTGAGAACATCTGCGGCTTGCTATTCGCATCACCACCGCCTTGCGTGTAATCAGCGGGCAATAAGTCGTAAGCCTCTGAAGGGATGGCTGAACCAGTGATTTTTAAATATTCGCCTTCAATAGTAAAAGGTGAGTATTTTTGACCAATTGCAGCTTGACTAGCCCCACCGCACCAGTGAGGGTCGACATAAATCATGTGATTTGATTCATAGCTAATCCTACGCATTGCTGCGTGAGGTGCGTTTGAAGCATATTCGCCGTTTAAATTTCTGTTATTCCATGTTGTTGGCAATTTCTTAAAATCATCACCAGCATCTAACTTATATCCAGCATACAAAGAACCTGTTGCGCCAGAGTCACCAACATAAACGCCGTTAACTTTCTTCTTTTTTGGATTAGAGATAAACATCATCACACTTGTCGACCTAATGTTGTTTGGAATGCTTGGACTGCGTTATACAAGTTAGTGACATCGGTTGCACTTAACCCAAGACCGATAGAAGCGAAAGCACATGTTTTGTTTGAGAAGATGTTTCGTGTTGTTGCGCTGCCTTTTGCCAACAGGTTCACTGTTGTGTTGCTTACAGAGCCTACGGCTGTTGCTGTCGTTCCGTTTAATGTTGCGTTGTTATATAGCCGCTGCGTTGTGTCACCATTTCGTGTAACAACGTAATGTCCTCTAGTGATACCTGTTGAATAACCTGCAGTGTTTGTCACGTCTGCAAATTGATTGCCGATACCACCGGATAATGTCGTTCCTGTGCCATGCCATGCAATATAGAAGCCATTATCTAGCGTTGAGCCATTAGCCAGACCAAGTTTGGTGTTAGAAGTCCCAGCCGTATCATTTTCTAATTGATAGAATGACAAGTGAGCATCAGAGGCGCTTGCTAGGTTGGTCGAACCATTAAAGAATGTTTCAGCATAGCCCGTTGAACCATCCCCCTGCACACCACTCGCACTGTGTGTTAATGTGCCGTTGAATCCTAAACGGAAAGCAGCGGCTAAGTCGCGTGGGTCTTTAAGATTCCATTTGTGCGAGGCAGCACTACCGCCAACCATTGGGTAAATGGCTTGCATTTTAGTCCACAAGCTATTTGTTTTAAGGCTTGTAACGAGCGTTTGGATAGCTGATTGTTGTGTGCTATCAGTAATTCCAGCAGCACTAATAAAAGCATCTGCATCAGCATCACCAGCTCCAGCTCCAGCCACGTTATTTGTAATCGCTCTAGCTGTAATTGCCGCTAAGTTATTACCAGCCACATCACGCACAGCTCCGGCAGCCACATCTAACGTAATAGCCTCGCCATTTGTAAATGCTGTTACTGTCATGCTAACAGTGGTTGAGTTGTCGTAAACAGGGCTTGAATCTGTTTTTCCACCAGATAGCGTAAAGTCAGAAGCACTAAGTGTTTTAGTTTGGTCTAATGCCTCACTAAATACTAAAGTTAATTTTGTTGGCGTTGCATTCTCAACCGTTGCGCTAGTTAATGTTGGCGCTGTCACATCTGGCGCGGCTAAGTTGTTAGTAATATTAGTTGCACTTGAAGTTAAAGCAGCGTTGCCAGCCAAATCTTTAACACGGTTAGCGTTGTTTGTATATGTGACAGTTCTTGTTGCCTCACCGTAGACAAAAGTATCTACAGTTAAATTAATCACTGTGCTAGATGCAAATGCAACACTAGATACTGTATGACCACTTACAGCCCAATCAGCGGCATTTTGCGCGACTGTTTGGTCTAATGCTTCGCTGTAAGTAACTGCTACTACTGTAGGCGTAGCGTTTTGTACTACGGCGCTTGATAATGTAGGTGCTGTGATATCAGCTGCCCCTGTATCCCCTACTTCTTGGTAGATAGAGTAGATTACACGATTATTTGTATATAAGAATTGGAAGTAATTCTTTACGTTTGCAGTATTATCATACCCACTTGACCCAGTAGCTTCTTTAAAGTTACTTGCAAAAGTGGGTACGTTTGTACCATTAGCCACTAGACATAGGTTAACTTGTGAGCCTACTGTTGAGCCTGTAGCTGTAAAAGCTAAAGCGCCAGTAACAGCCGTCTGGGGCATTTCATAGTTACCTGTAAATGGGAGAGCTGTAGTAAAAGCAATAGAAGTAAACCCACCTCCGCCCCCAGTTACACTAAGAACTTCCCCATCTGCACCAATAAGATTACCTGAAGAGTCAACCCCCACTACATTCTCAACTCCAGCAGTTAATTGTGCTTGGGTTAGGAATGATTTGGTAGCCTCATCATTATATTGAATTGTATTAATTGCCATTTAGTATATCCTTAAGTAATAGTATAGTATTCTTGTGGGAAGATTGCTAATAGTTGTTCTATTACCTCATTCAATTGTGTATGGGTAACATACCCTGCAAGTTGTTCTGAAGTAACATAGTTCTCTGAGGTAAGAGGAATACCATTTAATAGATACTCCTGGGCATCAATAGAATTTACATTAAGAATATCATGACTGTTTACATCTAAATCATTTTCTAATGTATTGGGTTCCCCAGTGGGATTACTCCTGTAGAGAACCCTATTCTGTAATTCCTGCCCAATGGCTAAGAAGTTAGCATTGAGAGTATTCTTACTTGTAAGGGCATTCTCAATGTCCGATAAGACTAACTTAGCCATATCAACTCCTGTTACTTAGCGTTTTTAGCATTACCTACATTCAGAGCTAACCAATCCACTACTTTACGAATATAGGCAAGTACAGAGTCATCTTTAGGTGTAGGTGTAAGAGCAGCTAGAGCAGCAGCTCCTGTTACAATTGCAGTTACTGCTTGAATGATTGTTGAAAACAAGTCAGATGTGAAGAAAGCTAAAACCAGTTGGATAATTTCCATTTAAGAGTCCTTTAATTTAATTTAAGAGTCCATTTACTACTTAAGAAGATAACACAATAAAAAATGATTCTTTTATTTGTCAGGTGAGCTTTCTCTAAAGAAAGCGAAGATGACTATAAAGAATATACTTATACCCTAAATAAATCATACTTGATAGAATATTTAGTATATTTATTTTTTTTTGTTTTTTTTTATTTATATTTAATTGATTGTTTTTATCAATTAATTTATTTATACTAAATATTATATCATATTTTTTAATAAATGTCAATAGGTAAAGAGAATATATTACAAATTATTAACAAATTAACTAAGAATAATAAATAATCGTGAGGTGTGGTATACTAAAATACCACTCCGAACAAGAATGTCAATATGTAGTCTCAATTATTTTACAATAATTTTCGTAAACTTAATAAAGTCAAACTCAATAATTTTGGTGAGAAAAATTAGAGGTGCTATACGCATTTACACTAGTACCCCCTATCCCCCTGGTAGGGGAGGGCAGTATAAATCTAAATAAGAACTATTATCAATACCCTCTCTAAATAGTAATCATTATCATTATTATCATTACTTATTAGTTGTGGTATAAATACAACAGTATACAGACCTGTATAGTCTAGTTGTTGTTAAAATACAACACAACTCATTCCCCCACATTAAATAATAATATAAATCAATAGCTTAATAATAATCATTATCATTCTCTTTTGTCTATTCCTTATAATATACATTAGCTGATAAGTTTTACTTATCAATCCATAGGCATTGATTTAAAATATGTATTGTACTTTTCTTTTTTAATCCCCGATAATGCATCCATGTACTAACGAACACGGTTTAAAAAAAAGTTTTAAATATTTGTTGACTTTCTTTTTTATCCTGTTTATTATGTGCATAACGTTAGTCAGTAGCTTTACTATCTGACTACCCTCTTAATAGGGTGCGAGCGTAACGTATACATATTAAGCGTTGACTCTTATATGGTGAGAAGCTAGGTTAAGTAAGGGTTATCTAAATGCTAATGAGAATCATTCTCAATTGAATAGCTGATAGATAATACCTGCTTAAACAGTAAACGGACTTTTATAGTCTAGGCTAGGGAATCATATACGAAGTGCTAACAGGTGCGAGGATTACCGCATCATGCAGGAGGGGCGATAATATCCACTAGTGGAATGGACTACTTAAATGTAGTCGGTCATGTATATATGGCTTTAGCTAGTGGGCGATAGGATGGCATGAGGCTCTCGTTTATGGGCATTGCCAATTATCTGAAAGTACACTATTTAAGTGTACTTTTTCATAATTTTAGGGGTTAGTATGAAAACTAAAAAAGTTAAAAGAGAAGTGTCATTATTTGATACTCTTTACAGCAAGCAAACTAAAAAGGCTCAGTTTAATCAGGGCTTGATGAGTACATTTTACAATCAAATTATTAGTAGTAAACACCTAGCTACTAAAAAGAAACGGCATTAAATTTAGGTGTACTATTTTATTTAATTTTATTATTGGAGAATTATTATGTTATCAATTAAACAAGCAGTTTCTAAAATCAACACAATCAAAACAGCGGGTGCAAAGCTAGACAGTCTTATTCATGAGGTTGCGTGTTCTGCAATCTACCATGTGAATGTTCACGGCAACACTGAAGTAGTCAATAAACTACTCGGTGCTATGAATAAGTCTAGCCGCAAAGAAGCGTTAACATTATGGTTATTAGACCATGCTAAATTAAAACGTGTTCCTAATTCTAGTGGCTTGGAATATTCTAGCAAACGCACCTTGTGGTTATCTCGTGGTGTAGAAGGCACGCCTGAACAGATTCAAGAAAAGGCGCAAGCTACACCATTTTATGACTACACGAAAGAAGTTGCACCAACAACACCAATGTTTCACTTTGATACCCGTATCACAAGTATTATTGAAACTTTACAAGATGAAACTAAGCCAGTAGAAATTAAAAAGGGCGTAACTGCTACCGCTACGGAACGTAAAGAACTAGCAGAAAAATTGCGTGGCTTGATTGGTATGGTTGAATACGAAGTTGCACCATTATAATCAATCTTGTTGATTAATAACCTGCCCTTAAACAAGGCAGGTTTTTTTATTTCTTTTTTTAAATCGTGGTCGGTCACGAGTTTGATATTAATGAGGTGTTTAAAATGTTTATTCTATTTATTATTTTATTGATTGCCTTGTGTTATACCCTATATAGGGCTGATAGAACTATGCAAAATGAACGTCATGAGTGGAATACACCTTTTAAATACGCAATTATTACTTCTATTTTACTATGGTGTATATTCCTGGTATCTGTGGAGTTACTCTCAAAATAGGGGAGGGTCGGTCATGATTGTTGATAGTAATGCAGTAAAATTAACTGTAAAAGATTTAGAACGGTTAAGCAATGAGTCAAAATATAGAATGATTTCTAATTGGCTTAATCGTTCACCATTAACCCTTCATTATTCAAGTAATGAAGTTTCTCAACTCATTAACCAATTTATGAGGTAATATCATGCTTAAATACTTTAAAACATTAGCCGTGGCTATCAATATTCAATATGCAGAAGGTAAGATTGATTACCTGAAGTATAAACAAATGAAAGCAAAGGTGCTTGATGATGTTGATGCTGCAATCCTTCCAACTGTAGCTAACTACTTTGTAGTATAGGAGATTATTATGAGTGATAGATATATAAATATTAATCTACCTCCATTAGAATTAAAGAGACGCTATGGGGTGTACTTGGCGGCTGTATGTTTAAGAATCCGTGGCTATACTATGGAGTATGCCATGTATCATTTAACTCGGAGAAAAAAATGATTGATGTTCTTAAGGCAACTATTTTAAGTATTATTTTATGCTACTTTGCTTTTGAGATTAACACCCTTAAAAGTAATTTAGATTCATTAAATTCTTATGTTTGTCATACTGATTCCCAGTGTGAGACATATGATTATTAGGAGAGTAAGATGACTAAGCTGTATGATGTTCCTGCGGGTTCTAAAATCATAATTCCTGCATTAAATAATCAGGAAGTGTACAAGTTTTTCAACATCATCAACATGCAAGTGGAGTTACGGGATAAGAATGAAAATCTTATCACTGGTATTCCACCATATGCTGATGTAATTATTGTTAAGGAGTAGTAAAATGTTAGTAAAATCTGTTAAAATCGGTGATATGCTGGTATATCCTGTGACCTCCAACTTGGTTGATGTATTCTGGGGTGATGGTTGGGAGAACCAAGCACGTTTTAAATTCACTCAACAGGGGATTGACCGCGTACCTAAACGTGATGCGGTCGGTCACGCTATTAAAACTGCACATACCACATTACCTCGTGGAGTTTATTCAACATTGAAACAATGGAAAGGAGTTAAATAATCATGGCAACATTGAAAATCTTTGATGCAACATTTGATGATGTAAAAGCTAATATTATTAAATATGGTACTGCTAATAGTAGTGGTAATCTTTATAGAATCTTATCCTCTGACTTAACTCTTATTTATGTTAAGGATGAGAATATTATTGAATGTTGGAAACGTTCACCTACTGATGACTTTGCATTCATACACTTTAAACTAGCATCAAATGGACATGTGAATGTAAGTGGTGGGGATACTACAATTAAAAGATTTCCTATGATGGATTACCAAAATTGGACTTCTGAGAAAAAAGCAAACGAATTTATATTACTTGCCTATGCTCTTTCCTTCTCCCTGTATGGGCGTAATCCATTTCATACTGAAGGGGGGTCAGTACGTAGACTTTCCCTAAATCAGTTAATTGGTAGTGACTTAAGTACTGAGTCTCTTCAAATTTGGGCTGGTTATGCTAAACGAGTATCCCCTTTTACTTCAGTATATTCTCATAATTTTAGGGGTATTGTATTATATTATTCTGAAGCTGCTCCAATGACTACTGTAAGAGAAACTGCAACATCTAGGGTTATGCTCAGACCTATTCCTAACTATTATTTAATTAACATTGGCTATACATTTTCTGAAGTTGTTAATGCTTGGGTTAATCTTAGTGAACCTACTCAACAGTCTACTACAGATGGGTCTCAAGTTCCTCGTGAGTTGCGTAAGATTCAATCCTACTCAACTAAAGTTCCTTCTGTTCTAGGCTTTAAAGAAAAGCCTGATAGTAAAGGTAAGTTTACACCTAAATTTAAAAATTACTACGAAAAATATTGTGAGAAACTTCAGCGGAATGGGATTGCAAAACATAATCCTTTATCTCCAGTATACCTTGGGCTTGAACTAGAGTATGAGGTAGACTATCGTGGTGGTAAGAATGATATCTGTGCTA